CAACGAGCAACAGGTAACAAATGACATTTATTTTAGTTGACACTTCAAACTTATTTTATCGAGCTAGGCATTCAGTGCAAGGCAATGCTGACTTAAAACTTGGTATGGCATTACACATTACATTTAATAGTGTTAAAAAAGCATGGCAAGACTTTGATGGTACACATGTAGTGTTTTGTTTAGAAGGACGCAGTTGGCGTAAAGACTTTTACGAACCATATAAACGCAATCGTGCAGAAACTCGAGCTGCTATGACAGTGCGTGAACAAGAAGAAGATAAACTTTTTTGGGAGGCATACGGTGATTTTACAACATTTTTAAATGAAAAAACTAATTGTACCGTATTGCAACATTCACGTTTAGAAGCTGACGATTTAATTGCCGGATTTATTCAACTGCATCCGGAAGATAAGCACGTTATTGTTAGTACAGATACTGATTTTCATCAACTAATTAGTGAATCTATTAGCCAGTATAACGGCGTAGCAGATCAACACGTTACACATACTGGTTATTACGATGCTAAGGGTAAACCTGTAATTGATAAAAAAACAGGTGAACATAAAGTACCGTTTGATCCGGAATGGATATTATTTGAAAAATGTATCCGTGGCGATACTAGTGATAATGTGTTTTCAGCATATCCGGGTGCAAGAACTAAAGGTACTTCAAAGAAAATAGGATTAACTGAAGCATTTGAGGATCGCAACACAAAAGGATATGCATGGAATAACTTCTTATTACAAAAATGGACTGATCATAATGGTCAAGAACATCGAGTTTTAGATGATTACGAACGAAATCGCGTATTAATTGACTTAACTAAACAGCCAGAAGACATACGTACAATTATCAACGAAACTATTAGTAATAATTCTAAGCCAAAGTGTATTACACAAGTTGGTTCACGAATGATTAAATTTTGTCAGTCATATGATATGAAAAGAATGATTGATAATATTCAAACATTTGCAGAACCTTTTCAAGCAAACTATCCAACAACATAACTATGAAAAAGATTACATTACAAAAAGAAGAACTAATCGAAATACTAGCAGTATTAGACAAATTCCCAGAAGTAGAAAAGATTGATATATCGTATGATAACAATAGTGGTATTGGTTACTTACTTAACATATCGTTTCCGTATGTAGTAAATGGGGTTGCTACTACTCAAACTGTTGAAATTACCGGTGTAGATCAATGGTAGAAATTGAATTACACGCTAAACCTATAATAGATGGCAAATTTTGGATCGTAGAACAAGACGGTTTAAAGGTTGCTACTTTGCACAAGAAAGAAAACAACAAATACGTGTTAAGTAACACAGACGGTGAAATACTTTTTAATAAAAAAGAAGAAATAACCAATCAATTTGGATCTAATTTCTTTTTAAACAAACATAATATAAAAGTATCAGCAGTAGACACAAATGAATGTTACGGGTATCCAACAAGTTGTAAACCGTATAATGCGGTATATGACGTTAGACGCAAGTTACCGCTATTTACTAAAAGTGATCAAAGTAAAAGTTTATATTGCGCCGGATACTATACAATTAAGTTTGAAAAAGGTTGGGTTAAGAGTTTCTGTCCTAAGGTAATTACTATTGAAAGAAATGAACATAAAGGCCCGTTTAAAACAGAATTTGAAATGAAACAGGTATTATCAAATGCAAAAACAGATTAACACATCTCCTATTACCCAGTTTGCTCAATTGTTACGTGCAACTGAGCTTTCTCAGCAAAAAGAAGTTAAAATCCCAATTCATCAAGCTAGATTACTTAACTTAGCGTTAACTGAAATGTTAGATCAACTACATCAGGACTATACACTGTTGCTTGAGACATTACAACAGAAAGACAATGCTGAAGTTATTACTGTGCAATTTGACGGTGGAAGTTTTAGCGACAAATAATAACGATAAATACACGTAGTTAATAGGGGGACTATATGTCACGACCAAAACCGCGTGTATTATTAGAACATCTTGATCCAAACACTCTTCAATTAGATCAAATTTTAGAAGCAGACGCTATATGGGCAGTTGTTTATAAGGATGAGCCGTTTAATTTAAAAACAAGTTTAAACCAAAATGACTCTAAATATAAAAAATCGTCCTTTTCAAATCCAGGACATGCACACAGTTTAGCAGCTAAGTTAAATAGTATGTTTAACTGCAGCGATTTCACTGTTGTAAAGCTAACTAAAGGGGTTACAGTGCGATGATTCCAAGAGATACACTAACACGTATATTTTTAGACCAATGGGGTAAATGTTCTGATGACACTAACGTGAAGTTATATTCACGTAAATGGTGGCAATCATCACGAGTAGGAAAACAAACAGCTTATAGATTAAGCGATGATGGCTTTGAGTTCTTAACTAACGCATTAGAACTCAAATCATACGAAATCCCATTTACAGATACAATTGAGATAAGTCCGCAGACTATTGTGTTCTTAGAACGGTATTTAGATTGTCCTTATTACTTAACATATAAAAGTATAACAGTGTTCTCAGAACGCAAATGCGTTGAACTATATTTCTTTTCAGATGACATACGACGATTTGGATTAGCAAAAGCAATGAAAGAACGAACTTCTTAATTAAAAATAAGTATTGACGTTTGCTAAAAATACTGTATAATATGCTACATAGTTTGTTAGCAACACAACATATTAACACTGCTACAAGTTATTTAATTTACTTTTTCTTTTTTACTAACCTATGAGGTAATAATTTATGAGCAACAACATCGCATCACGTACAGTCGGCCCAAAAGGCGCTAAAAAATCTTTACGCAAAGCGTTTAGCAGTAAACGTCCATTGTTTATTTGGGGACCTCCAGGAATTGGTAAATCAGACATTATTAAACAACTTGGTACTGAGTTAAATGCTCATGTTACTGACGTGCGTTTAAGTTTATGGGAGCCAACAGACATTAAAGGTATTCCATACTTTGATTCAGTAGACCAAACAATGGTATGGGCTCCACCATCAGAGCTGCCTAGCAAATCATTTGCTGAAAAACACAAAATGATTATTTTGTTCTTAGATGAGATGAATTCTGCTGCACCAAGTGTACAGGCTGCTGCTTATCAACTTATTTTAAATCGTCGCGTAGGACAATACGAATTACCAGACAACGTTGTTATTGTTGCTGCTGGTAACAGAGAAACAGACAAAGGTGTTACTTATCGTATGCCAGCTCCACTTGCTAACAGATTCATTCACTTAGAAATGGCTGTTGAATGGGATGACTACTTTGAATGGGCTACAGACAACAATGTACATCCAGATGTTGTTGGTTACTTAACTGCTTGCAAAAGTGATTTATACACCTTTGATTCAAAATCAGCAGATAGAGCATTTGCTACACCACGTTCATGGAGCTTTGTTAGCGAGTTGTTAACAGATGGCGACACTGACTCAGATACATTAGCTGACTTAGTTGCTGGTTCAATTGGCGAGGGTCTTGCTATTAAATTTATGGCACACAGACAGTTTTCAAGTAAACTTCCTGATCCACGCGCTGTACTTGACGGTAAAATTACACATTGCGAAACTAAAGAGATTTCAGCAATGTATTCACTAACTGTTAGTATGTGCTACGAGTTGAAAGAACTTTTCAACAAAAAATCTCCTAACAAAAACACAGCAATGAACAATTACTTTTTGTTTATGATGAACAACTTTGAAACTGAAATTGCAATTATGGGTACTAAACTTGCGTTATGCTCATACAAATTGCAAATTGATCCAGACGACATTGCGTGCTTTGATGATTTCCACAGCAAGTACGGCAAATACATTACTGCTGCAAGCGGTCAGTAATACCAAAACAGTTGACACCGCCGCAAGGCGGTGTTATACTTTGTACTTTATAATTATGCAGGAGTAATTCATGGCTTTAGATTCAATTGTTGATAAAATTATCGTAGCTCGCGTAGGCTTACTATTACGCCATCCTTTCTTTGGTACTATGGCAACACGTTTAAAAATTGTAGACGGATCCGACTGGTGTCCAACTGCAGCAACTGACGGTCGTCATATCTTTTATAATCGTGAGTTCTTTGAACCGTTAACTGTAAAACAAATTGAATTTGTTATTGGTCATGAAATCCTACACAACGTTTTTGATCACATGTCACGTCGTGATGGTCGCAATCCTAAAATCTTTAATATTGCATGTGACTATAATGTAAATGGTCAGTTAATTCGTGATAAGATTGGTGAAGTTCCGCCTGTTATTAAAATCTTCCACGACACTAACTATTACGGTATGGGTTCTGAAGAGATTTATGATAAGTTACTAGAAGATCACGATGAAGAGTCACTTTCTAAAATCGGTGAAATGCTTGACGAACATATTGACTGGGAAAGTTCAGGGTCAAACGGTCGTCCATCATACAGTAAAGAAGAATTGAAAAAGATTCGTGATGAAATTCGTGAAGCTACAATGACTGCAGCACAAGCAGCAGGTGCAGGTAATACTCCAGCTAGTATTGCACGTTTAATTAAAGATCTTACTGAGTCTAAAATGAACTGGCGTGAGATTTTACGTCAGCAAATACAAAGTACTCTTAAAAATGACTTTTCGTTTATGCGTCCTAACAGAAAAGGCTGGCACATGAATGCAATTTTACCCGGTACTAGCTATCAAGAAACAATTGATATTTGTGTTGCAATTGACATGTCAGGTTCAATTGGCGATGATCAAGCTAGAGATTTCTTAAGTGAGATTAAAGGCATTATGCAAGAGTATCAAGACTTTAGTATTAAGTTATGGTGCTTTGATACACAAGTATACAACGAAGCATCATTTACCGGTTATACTATTTCTGAATTTGATGAATATCAACCAAAAGGTGGCGGTGGTACTGACTTTGATGTTAACTGGGAATATATGAA